ACAGCGTAGCCAGCAGCTTGTCCACCGTGGATTCCAGCGCCGCGGGGATCACGATGTACTTGGGTTCCGCGTCAATCGGGTTGCCGCTGAGATCCTTCTGAAGCCGGATGGCTTTCTTGGCGTCCCCGATGGTCGTTTCGGACGGGACCGCGCCGCTTGCGGCCAGGTTCGTATGATCGGCATGGAACACGGCTTTGTTATCGGCCAGCTTCGGGTTTGCGATCATCGTGTCCACCAGGAAGCCGGCGAACCACGTCCGCGCGCCGCGCGATGCCTTCGCGGTAATATCGCCCAACGCGGAGATGTCATCGTTCACGAGCACCTGAAACGTGATGCCGTACCCCTTGGCGTAGCTGTTGATGCGGTACGAAGCCAGTTCCTTGTCCGAAACGGACCCGAAACGAACTTCGCCCTTCTCGTTCACCTTCTCCAGCGCCGGCCCGTCCGACACTTCGAGAATGTGACGGTTGCGGAAATCGCTCACGGTCGCGCGCTTGAATACCTGAGTAATGGGACTGGCGTTCGTGCGGAGCATCAGCAGTTCCTTGTTGTAGGCTTCTTGAAGGACCGCCGCGAAATCGCTGGTTGTGTGCAACGCGCGCGTGATAAGGTCGGCGCGCGATCCCAACGTAGACAAGCCGCGGAACTCCAGACAGCGGCGCGCAATGTCGCCCATGCTGAAGGACGCGAACTCCCGCCCATCGGTCGGTTGATGCAACGGGTTCATGCGGGCGCGGAGTCCGTCAGCCATGCGCTGAATGATGCCGTCCGACGCATCCCGCGTGATGGTCGCGGGCGCCCGGTTGTCGATGCGCGGGACGTTCCGCGCCGCTTCTTGAATGATGGCGGTACGTGCATCGTCAACACTGACGCCACGTTGAATCAGGTCATCCGCGAAGGGCGCGGCAACCCCAACCGCCGTTGCGATGGAGCGAATCTGCTCCTGTTGCTGTTGTTCCATAGTTTCCTCACTTCTGGTTTTTGCTTGGGGGTCCGCCCCAATCGGTACGAAACTCACTTCATGAACCACAACCTTTTCGGCTTCACGAACACGGGTTCCGGCTTCGGTGAACTCGCGCCACTGAGGGACGGTGAAGCCGAACGAGAGGGAATCGAGAATGCCCGTTTCGATATCGCGCCGGATGCCGGCCAGGTCGGGACGGTCGGAAAGCCGGATGGTAGCCATAGCCCGGCCATGTTCAACGCGGATGTTCTCCGCGCGCCCGATCACCGAATCCACCGCCCGCTGATGGTCCTTCAGGACGGGAACCGTAGCCCGCGCCGCGGTCCATGCGGTCGGGTTCATGTTCAGCCGCTCTTTGTACTCGCCTTGATAGTCGCGTCGGATAACGTCGGCGCCGGCCGAAATGACAGCTTCAACTGTTCCCCGTTCGGCGTTGTAAGTTGTCGGCTCGAACGTGGCACTTCGGATGTGTACTTGCATCTGGTCTTTCCTTTCGTCAGGTAGTCGAGCCAAGCAGAAGCCTCACGCCGTTGCTGTGGTGTCATTGGCTTGCCCCTGCAAGGTTGTCCTTCGCGGGTCGGAATCGTATGTGTTGCCCAACTGGTCGGCCCGCTGGTTGTCCGCTGCTATCTCGCGGTCAATGTCTTCCACGTTCCAGCCCATCGCTGAAACGGCTTCGGCCCGGCTCATCAGCCCGGCGCGAATCTTGGCGATGGTTGCCGCGGTTTCGGATTTCACGTCCAACATGGAAATCTGCGGACCGATCCACCGCGCCGGTCCCGCCGCCGAAATCACGCCCAGTGATACAGCTTGTCGCATCCACCGCGCGAGAATCGGCGCGCATACCTGCGGGACCATGAAGGCGTGCTGAATGGCTTCGATGTGCCGCGCCCACTCCAACAAGGCCATGCGGCCCGATGCGAACGTGCATGAACTGATATCGTTCGCCAGCAGCTCATACGGAACGCCCGCGCCGCTTGCGATCTTTCGGAGCACGGAACGGACGAACGGATCATAGGTCGGTCCCGCGTCGGGCGGTTTGCTGAACTCCACAACTTCACCCGGCTGCAACCGGACCATGGAGCCAGGTTCCAGGGTCGGAACCGTGCTATTCGCATTCAGCGGGTTGCTTCCATCCGCCGTCTGAACGTAGCCGCAATACAGGCTTGCAACCTTGGCGCGAACGGTTTCCGCCTCTTGGTACTCGGCCAGTTCTCGAAGCGGCAGTAGGACCGCGGCCAGCCACGGCGCGCCCCGCTCCGCGCCCGGCGTCATGGGTCGGAATACGTGTAGGCACTCGGACGCGGGAACGAACACGGATTGCATGGACGGCGCCAGCGTCGGATGCCGTTCGTACAGCCAGTACCCCTCGCGGCGCACGCCGTTATAGCGGATGCCCGCGTAGGTGTTCATGTCCACGCGCGACGTGTCCAGGAACTCTGGTCCCAACACCTGCAAGGTCAGCGGGACCGCCGCATCGGGATTCACGCCGAAGCGGATGAAACATTCACCGCTCACCATGACGGTCTGTAGGGTCAGCGATAGGAACTGAACCCAATCGAGACGGCCCGCGGCATCGCACGTATCCGCCCACGCGCGCCATGCGTCCGCGATCGCCTTGTCCTTGAACTGGGGAATCAGCGCGGACGCCCCAATCACCGCGGCCAGCGTACCGTCAACGATCTTGCGGCACCATGCGTTATTCCTGTACTCGCCCTCGCTGCGGGCGCGCACGATAACCGGGTTGTCCATCCATGCGTTCACCGCCGCGGGCGGAGCACTCCACCCGGCCAGGCGGTTTCCGCTGCCGGCAGCGTCCCATACGGCGGAGCGCACCTCCGCCGCCCGCCCCATCAGGCGGTTGAAATATCCTCGGATGTTCATGATTACCTCGTTCCCCCTCGATTTCGGGGTCAGCCGCTAACGAAATGGCGCAATCAGCCTACCCGCCCGCGGCAGGGTCAAAAGATCGTTCGACGGGTGTGCCATGACGGGTTATGACGGGTATGACTGGTTTGCCGGATTGTTCTCACACGCGCGTATAGAAATTGGTGGATTATTCCAGAAAACCCGTCATAACCCGTCAGACCCGTCATGCTTGCCGGAATCGGCGCGCAAGCCCACGCCCATGTACACCTTCCCGCGCATGGTGTGTTTCCGCTGATAGCCGCGGTCGGTCATCCGCCGCCCGAACTCCGTTTCGGTCAGTTCACCTTCACCAGCACCTTCAGCCCATTTGCGATACGCGCCGTACAGCGTGCGGGCAGGAATCTGACAGTTCGGCAGGGTTACGCATTCCTCCGCGATGAACCGCCCCACTTGGTCGGATTCGTCCCGGTATTCCGCCGTGGCAGTCACCACCGATTCGGGGAACTCCAAGCCGTCTTCCTGCCAACGCATACAGCCTTCAACCGCCCACGCCAGAATGCCGGGCATTTCATCACGAAGCCGCTGTTTCAGCCCGCGGTCTTCCCGGCCGGCAAACGACACCTCGAACGGGATCAGCTTCAGCCGTGACCATATCGCGGGGTCAGTCCCACGGATGGCCGGCTTGTGGTTCGTGGCAAGCCATATCTTCCAGGTCGGATCGAACTCGTAGCTATTCTCATGCAGACGGCGCGCCCGAACGCGGTCCCCGCCCGTCAGGGTCTTCACGATGCCCTCGGCCAACCGCGCGCCCTCGTTCGATTCCTCCGCGCGCACAAGGCGCCGCCCGCGCATGTTGGCGATATCATCCCGCGGCCCGTCGTTCTTCCGTATCAGGAACGCTGAGAAGTCAGCCGTACTCGCGTAATCGCCTAACACGTCGCACACCGTCTTGAGGAACACGCCCTTGCCGTTGCGCCCAGTCCCGTAGCACAAGAACAAGCATTCTTCCCGCGTCTCCGCCGTGAGCGAATACCCCATAGCACGTTGCAGAAAGTCAGGTATGTCGGGATGCGGCGCGAACACCTCATGCAAAAACTGAAGCCATCTCGGACACTTCGCCCCGGCATCGTAATCAACGGGCGCGATCTTGGTCAGCAGGTCTTCCCGCCGATGCGGACGCAGTTCGCCGGTCCGCAGGTCCACCGTCCCGTTGTTGACGTTCAGCAGGAACGCGCCGCGGTCCAGCTCGTCGGGAACCACGGCAACGCCCGGTACGCTGGCAACTTCCTTCAGCATGTTCGTGATTGCTTGCGATCCTTCGGACCGCCGCGCGTGCCGGATGATATCGTCCTGTAGGTCTTGATCCTTCACATCCCAAGCTTGGGCGTACAACTCGCGCGCCATCTCGCGCGCCAGGTGCCGCATAACGCCCCGTTCATCTTGCGCCCATCGGCGGTTGTCCCAAGCGAAAAACGCCCGTTGCGGATGCGAGTAACGGAACCGTTCGCCATATAGGGCATGAAGACGTTCCGCGTTCCCCGCGTCGGTGAAGGGGTTCTCGATCAGGTTGACGCGCCCCGGCGTTGATGCCGCATTCTCCGCGGGCGCATACTTCCCGACACTCTCCGCTATCTGACGGACTTCATCTTCCGGCAACGGCGGATTGCACCTGTCCTTGTTCTCCGCCTGTAAGTAGGCGTTGATGGCGTCTACGGACGAACCCTTCCGCCGCGCCGCGCCCGCAAGTCGGGTCAGAGTAGAATTGCGTTCGCCCTCAGAGATTGCCGGCCCAATAGTCACCACCTTGCCGCGCGCGTTGTTGCCCGTGCGCGTTTTCGCGACCATCAGCGTGAACAACCATTCCGGCGCCGGCACAATTGGAGCATCGAAGCCGTCAATGCCGTCCCAGTCATAGCGCCGCCCGCTGATGTGCATGGACGGCGCGGCTACCACCTGCCCGCCATCTCCGCGGATATCGAGTCCCGGCAGGATGCACACCTCGTTCGGGACCGCGCCGCCCGGATGCTGGAAGTAGTAATGCCGGCCGCCGCTGCCGGTTATGGCCTGTAGCGTGTCGGGCAAACGGCCATGTTTCGCCACCAGCGAATCGAAGGATTCATCCCCGCCGTTCTTCGGGTCCACGTCCAACACGAAGATGCCGGACGCGGCGCCCGTGGCGATGCCGACGTTGGAACCCTTGAAGTCGTGGGTGAACCACTTCTCGATTTCTACGGGGTCGGTCGTGGCACGCCCCGGCCAGTCGCGGAACCGCGGATGTTTGCCCGGTGTCCCGCATGTACCCTTGCCGTTCTTGTCGCGCCATTCTTGACAAGTACACTTCCCGTTGCGGATGCCCTGCAACGGGATCACATGCAAACCGCGCTTGGCATACTCCCACGCCGCGCCCAAGCACGTCATCCCGTCCATGGTTGTTGTCGCGGGCGCACTCATGCCGCTGTACCTCCGCCGCCCGGCGCGGACGCGATCCAGGCGTCCAGGTCGCGCACGTCGTACCGCACGAGTCCATGCAGTTTGCGGTAACGGGGTCCGCGGCTTTCCAGTCGCCAGCGTTGAAGCGTCCGCACCTTCAAGCCGTAGAACTGCTCTACTTGCTGTTCGCTCAGAAGCCGCGGCATAGACACACCTCCGCCGCCCGCCGTTGTGCGGGTTGTCAGGTCGGCAAGCATTTGCGGGCTATTCGGTCAGACTGTGGTGATTCGTTGGTTTGTGCTCGACGTGCGGCCGCGGCGCGATGATAACGCCGTCATCGTTGCGGACGCGGCAGGTTGTACGGCTTCCGTTCCTCAATGCCGCCAGAGACGCGGCGCCCCAAAGCGGACGGATGTAGCGAATACGCCGCTTGTTGCCGATGCCGACGTACTCCCGTTCCGCGATGATGCGTACCGCCGCATGGGGACCGACGTTGCCGCGGAACGAACCATGAGCATCGTACACGGCTACCTCGGCGCCCTGTTGATTCAGGATTGCGCCTAATTGCTGCCCAGAGAATTGCATCCGCTGTTTATTCCGTCTCCGCGTCCCAGCCCCGATGCCCGCGAACGCCGATGATGCGCTTCAGCCCGTCGATTACCCGTTCTTCTACGGACGGCCAATCAATCACGGTCACGCTGGTCAATTGGGCATCCCTCATGGCTTGCATCAGGTCACGGATTTGGACCCGGTGAGGATCTCTGCCTACGAGTGCTTGGCTGTTCGCTTCCAGCGCCCTCTTTGCTTTGGGGTCGGTCACATCCGCGGTCAGCGCCCGCATGGGAGTCGGCGGTACAAGACTCATCAACTGCCCGTCATCGACGTACAGGATGATCGGCTCCTCAGAGCCAGAATGCCTGTTTAGATTCCATAGCTGTTGATCGGTCCACCAGTCGCACAGCAAACCGGGGAACTGATACGCGAAACGGATTTCAATGTTCGCGTCCAGAACCGCTTTTATACCGGCCAGACAGAGCGTGTCCAGGACGGAGTACAGCCGCATCCGCCTCACCGACGGGTCATGCTGGAAGACCTTATACACGCGAATCTTGTCCGAAGCCGCGTTCTTGTTCAGCATGTCGTTGAACCGCTCGTCTTCATCGCGAAAATCCCGCTCAAACTCGAACGGTTCCAGCAGATTGCGCTTGATCCAAGTGTTCACGGTCGTAGCAGGCAGGTCGATAACGCCCAGTACCTCACGCTGAGTGAACTGGGGTTCGTCAATCTCGAACTTCATTTCGTAGACCATGTAGGTACGCAGCCTTTCCTGCTCCGTCCGGTATTCAGTGTCGCCCCCGAACTTGGGCCACCTTCATCGTATTAGGCATTTGCCTAAATGTCAAGTAGGCAAATGCCAATTCGGAACGAGACGCGAACATTTTGCTGGGGCGATGTTCCGGTCAGACTTTAGTGGATACTTTAGCGGGAGGATTCAAAAAACGCGGGTAAAGGCGAGTAATCAGGCGTAGCCCACACTAGCTGTAAGCCGTTGCTATCAAAAGAAAAAGGCTTCGGCAACAATAAGTTACCGAAGCCACTGAAACCGGCTGTTAACCGAAGGGTTGTAGGTTCGAGTCCTACCTGAGGAGCCACTTCTCAAAACGGCCATTTTTCGCCCCGATCTCCTCCACAGCATCACCTGCCGCCTGTCGCGCAAGTGCCAATATATCAAACGGTTGGCGGTATTCCGCAGTCAAGACACCGTCCTTCCAAACGCAGTTCGATAGTAGAAAACTGAGGAGACGCCGTTTTTCCGCCGGTTCCTGCCTCTCGAACAGGGCGTGCGCGCGGTCGGCCAGGCGCAGGAGTTGGACGCCTTCCTCGATGTAGGTGCGGTTGGCGGACTGGTGCGTCTCGATGTCGCGCAAGATGCGGTCCTGCTCGGCGCGCCACTCGGCCGACTTGCGGTCGAAGAAGGCGTTGTCGATCCGGCCATCCAGCTTGTCCACGTACATGGCATCGATGCGGTCCTGGAGGCGGCGGTACTCGGCCTGGAGCCGCCCGATGGCTTCGTCGTGGAACGCCTTCTCGTCGCGGTGGCTTTCGCGCAGCGCGGTGACGATCCATTCCAGGACATCCTTCGGGAATGTGAGTTTCCGGAGCAGCTCCGAGAACCGCTCTTCGAGCACCTCCTCGCGCGTGTACGGCTCCGGGCAACGGCCCTTGTACCGCGAGCAGTGATAGTAGACATACTGCTGCTTCTTCAACTCGCCGACCATCGCGCAGCCGCAGTGGCCGCACCGGATGAGGTTGCTGAAGGCGAACTCGTGCCGCGCCTTGCGCGGCTTCTGGCGGCTGCGCCCGTCGAGGCGGTCCTGGACCTCCTGCCACAGCTCGCGCGTGACGATCGCCTCGTACTTGCCAGCGTAAGTCTTGCCGTCAAAGTCGAAGTCGCCCGAGTAGATGCGGTTGCGCAGGATCTTGTGGACGGTGGAGGTTGGTACG